GTACTTATTGTCCATATAAGGTCGTGCATCTGTTGCACCCGCTACGGGGTTAGACAATTGCACCACTGGGATGGAAGCCGTTCTCGCCAAAAAAGGGACGAGAACATCTATGGCTCCCTGGGATTGAGTTAGAGAGATTACTCCTGATTCTTGATCGGAACCATTCACCACATTTACCAAATTGGAATTTATGGATAATGGAACTAAAGTTCGACCAATATTCTCTAGTCTCGCAATAACGAAACCAAAGGATGAATCGGATAAGTATCTAATTATGACACCCCCTCTCTGAAGGGCGTACATACTGGAAAACTTCGTAAAGTGATCCACATAGAAACTTGGTGGCATTAAATTATTAGCTCCTGCATTAATAGCCACACCTAAATATGGTGTGAAAGGATTAAAGGAGAAATTAAATTTTACCGTTGCTGAAGGAATTATGCTTGAATATAAGTAGCATGTTCGCTTCAAAAGCTGTCTTAATGATTTTACAGATTCCCCGACAGTTAAAAGGGAACTAATATCCTTATCAAGAGATTGTTTTGCAACCTCTATGTTAGAATAGTTACCACTAAGATGTAAAGCAGAACCAGTCTGTTCCACATCAAGTGGGCCTTCGCAATAAATTTGATTCATTTTGAAGGATCTTTTAGAGCTAATTAGAGACTTCTTCTTTCTTTTATCAGAAAGTCTAATTTTGTCAGTCTCATCTCTATCGACATACATCCGCTCACGATGTTTGTGTTTTCTATTAGTGTTAATATCACCGGAATAGGCTATGATGGGTGTAAACCTATCAGCAGGCAAAGCTACGTTAAGTTCAAAATCTTTACCAGCTCGTACTTCCACAACAATATCAATGTTATTTGACACAGTAGTTGGAGCATTGAGTGGATTAAGAACGAAACAATGCAAGCCTCCAATGCTATTTTCTCTGCCTTGGAGTGTTCCAGTAGATGACCATGAAGCAGAATTAAGATAGGGAACCTCAATCTCGAAAGTATGAGATTCCTTAATATCCCAAATCCATTTATATACATAAGGTGCATTTGACATTAAATCTATAACTGCAGCATTTGTAGATGGAGCAAAGGTGAAAAGCAAACGACCAGTATGGAAATCTGTTTTGGAAGCAAAGAATCTATAGACAATGGAACCACGCCAATTAGTAAATGACGTGGCTACGTAACCCATAGGTGAAAATCTATATATTCCAATTGCAGGAGAAGCAGTTGGAGTAACCGTTGTGTAGTTACTTGGGACACAAGGATGAACTTCTATTGCACCCACACTAGTTGAAGTAACTTGTGTGTTTATCCAATTCCACGTAGTCGCATAAGATGGGATTTGTGTAATATAGGATAAGGACATTTCATCTATGTCAGTTCCAGCAAAACCTGCCATATGTGATATTTTATTAGCAGCCGTCAACCCAAAGGAATCTGACGTGTCATTAGTATCACAATTGTTAAAATGTGGCAAGCTTTTAGGAACAACTGCTTTTCTAGTTTCAGTATCAACAGTTTGACTGAAACCAAATGCAGAAGCTCCCTTGGAACAAGCGTCCAAGAACCATGCAGTAGGTTTGGAGACTGAAGACAAACTTGGTATATTAGAACCAAGCGCATCAAAGCCTCTAGCAAACAAAGATAAAGGTTGACTAATAATGCCTCCCTCATCTTCTCTATCAGAATAAGCAATTTGCCTTTTTCCTTTAGAGAGTTTACCTGACTGCGCAGTTGGAATGAAGAGTTCAACGTCTTCAAACCAACACCAACACGTTCCTACAATATCTCCTCCTTTAAGTTGAGCGTACACGTCAACGTATACCTCAGCCCAATCTATTGGAGCTGTTCTATTATAAAATAATTCTGGAGAAATATAAGGAACTCTAATCTCAACTTCGTCGGACTCATTAATATTATGTCTAACTGAAGGAAGCTGAGATTTATAAATAATATCAGATTTTACAAGCGCTCTTCGATTTGCACTAATGTGTCCGGCAGCGGGTAAAATACTGATTAAAGCAATACCAGATTGAAATTTTTGACAATTGAACTGGACTTTAAAACAAAAAGTTCCTTTAAAACCAAGGAAACCTTTTAATTTTTCAGCCCACACTCCAGACGCAAGCATAGAACTTGGAAGCATACTCATTAAGTTTGTTCCTCGCGCCATAACTGTAGTCCAAGAGACATTTTGGCAAATTACTGGTCTAGAAAGAAATTGTTTTATATCATAAATAGTAGTATCGACAGCAGATCCTAATAAAGGATTTTTATTTACATATTCTGCAAAGCTAACGCTAGAAGAATCAGTACCAATAGTATTTACAAGCAAATTATTCGTTTCAATGTTTATATCTTGTGTTGTTTCAGCAAGTGATTTGTCAGCATGAAGGCCACTTAACCATTCATGTTGGCTCCCAGTTGTCTGGATTTATTTTGAGACACATCCTGATTAGTAAAAATAAATATCTAATGTCTATAATAAATACGTGCGCAATACACCCGCTTTTAAGACTGGGAGTCTAATTTTATAGCGGGTGCAAGATCGCACCTAATTGCGGTATTCGGACCCGAGCGTGATCTCTCGGGCAACAGCATGATCCCGGGTTTTGGGATAATACTGATATTGGCTTTCCCAAATGGGGGCCAGTTTTTCAATGGAATCATTGTATCTCTCCGCAGAGTGCAATGCCAATTCCAAAACGAAACTGTCTGAAGCAGATCTAACAACCATACTTTGATCAATGTTCTTATTGAGATAGTACAACATTTGTCTTAATGTGTCCCACTCTAAAGGAGCAATGTATTGGCTGTGGACTTTGTCATAAACAAAGCCTCTCTTCAAAAAATTGATATCCTCAATTTTCCTCCAATTGGTGTTCAACGTTTCTGATTTCGATTCGTCAGTGTATTTCATTCCGATAAGCTCGATAAATTCGGCAAAACTGGAAATATTGAAAGCTTTCCTGACTTCTTCAGCTACAGAAACAATGTTATCGTCTCCATAAACAACTTCTCTAATATATCTATCGAATTTTGAAAGAGAATTGTATGAAAGACCAGTACAATGAACATAAGCCATGCGAATAAGTACTTTATTATAAATACTATTCACAATTGTGGTTAGTGGGTGTCCAGATGGTAAGGACTTAACCCACTGATAAACTATACTACCATGAATGTGTACACTTGAGTAGATATCTAAGAAGAATACCTCTCTAGCTCTTGCCCATTCAGGACCATCATCATACCATCTATTGATACCTTTGCAGATTTCATCTCCAACTTGTTTGTTTTGATTAGTATCATATCCGGAGTAATCTCCAGCAAACATAAGATCTGAAACTTCATGCAGTTTTTCAACAACAGCGGACCATTCATTAAAAGGATTAGTTCCGACAGCAATGCCATTACCAATTCTATTTTTCATGACCCATTGTGAAAAACGCAAAAACACCATTCGACAAGCTATTAAGTAAGCTAATGGTGCTGCAGATATAAGTCTAGTTTTTCCCTCATCTACCTTTTCTTTTGAACGCGTCTCATCCTTCAAGCAATCCATGAAAACGACAGGAGTTCTTATCCCTTTCTTGGCTTTCTCAATGATAGATTCAACTTCTTTCATGAGTTCCAAGCATTTAGGATTAGTGAAATCATAATCGCCACTTTCTCCAAACCAGGCTTTCTTTCCATCAAGGTTAGAATCCTTAGTTTTGAGTTTTGGCCATCCACAAGATGTTGCTCGAGGAATACCATTTACATAGTCTTCCCCAAGAATACCCTCAACTGCTTCTTGAAAAGTAAGAATAGTCTTTGGGACATCAAGTTTGGATGTCTTTTTCATGTCATTGAAAGCATGTTCGGTACACAACTTAACCAATTTAGTATCTTGGAATGGTTGCGAACCTGCATACTTCCGTATTGCTTTTTGGAACGGATCTATGCGTTCACCTTTGCTGTTCGTAAACGGCTTAAGGTGTGCAGGTGCTATAGTACATTCACCCAATACGCCCATAAAATCAGGCATTGGAACCAGGTTTGTTTTACCTGGTGTACTAAGAGACATCATTGGTTCAACTTCAGCGACAATCGGAAAATCTCCATAAAGGAAAGTTTTAATTGTCTCTTTCATGATAGTAGGGTCTAAAATAGGCCCCTGGCAATCAACAACGTTAAACATATCCACAGTAAGGCTTAAAACCTCACGCGGTATGATGGAAGCGTAACCTCTATGAGAGGTATATCCCTTAATAAGGGAATTCATTCCAGCGATGTGAACACCATAAATCAAACCATCGGTAAGACTTGAAGAATCATGAAATAGAATTGAACCACAATCACCTTTTTGGGTGTAGACATCATCATAGTAGAAAGCACTATTTGCAAAGAATTGATTATCTCTATCATCCTTATAGTAAATCGATCTGCCATTTTTGACAGCGATAACTGGTTGGGGATGTAAATCTTCATCCATGCAATCAAATACACCTACAAGTGTTCCCTTCATTTGGTGAACACTGTCTATAGAGGACTGTGAAGCAAAGTGTTTAATTATATTTGGAAACAACTGCGCTCCTCCTCCCAAATTGAAAAGATACATATCCTGATTAGGGATTTCATGCTTTTCATTTGCAAGGAATTGCTGAACAGTAATAGTCCTATATAATTCGCCAGAAGACAAATAAAATTCAACGTTTTGATACTTGAATACATCTTCTCTATTGACATGGTCTTGAAGCTTAAAAAAGTAATGTCCAGGTAACATGCAGATATTTCCGCAAATACCTATTACGATGCCACTTTTATCAACCTCAGGATCACATCCTGGCAAACTTATCCTCAATGTGTTTTTAGAAAATATCTTTGCACAGACTTGAGCAGCACCAAAATCTGGTGCCTGATCTCCTCCAGCAAATTCATAATCGCCATACACATGAGAACCACCTGCATTTCTATTCGGGGAAACCTTTTTCCTAGCGTTTCTTCTACTCTTCGACATATGAGGATTACTCTGTGGCACAACTTCAGTGAAATAAATATAACTTTTAATTCCAATTGAAATAGTTGCCCAGAGTCCAAATAGGAAAAGGATTGGGTACTTGGTAACGATACCAGACATAACATCTTTAATTTTCGTGCACCATTTAGAAACAAATTGTGTTGTTTTATCTATATAGATTTCAACGAACTTGTAATATGGTTCACAAACTTTTTCGATATATGTACTGATGTCAAGGAGTTTATCCTT